ATCTCTTTAAGTTTAGGTTCCCAGAACTCTGGATTACGCTCAAATGATTTACGAAATCCAATTTTCTGTCCTTTATACTCGTAGGTCTTATCTCCTGTTATTATACCTAAGCCTTTTGATAATTCAAATAATCCCGAGTATTTATCTAATCCAGTTTTATAGTTTAGGTAAATATCAGTTCCGAGCATAGGTGGAATGAATCGATTCTTTGCAGTTAATGCATGCATCGTAATACCGCCAACCTTTTTAGCATTAGCTATCAGTGCATCATCAGCATGATCCTTTTCATTCTTCTCTCGTTTGAAACCAAGCTGAAGTAGTACGGACGCCATATAAATAGGACCTTCACCACCGGATTGATTCTTTACTTGAGAAGGATACATCGATGTTGGGTCATTGTAAATATGATTAGAGAATAAGATTGTAGTCTTTGCTCTAGCAGCCCGATATGTTATAGTACGTAGCATTGATTTAATATTCTTTGCTCGTGTTCCCATATCAGTAGCGTCTTTACCTTTTTCCGCATCAGAAAGTTCTTTAGTTCCGGCTAAGTTACCGAGTGAGTCGATTGACATGATAAACTTACCTTCTAAATGATTTTCAATAATTTTATCTAAAAAGGCTAGTATCTGATTACGACATTCATTTACAGTATTAACAGGTACATGCTTAATTCTAGTTGGATCACATCCTACACTTGCAGCAGAAGCAGCATCGACGGCAATTTCTGAGTCGAAAACAATTCCGTGACGTTGAGCGTCCATCTTCTGAAAGTTACCGATAACCTTATTAATCATCAATGTTTTACCACATCCTGAAGGACCGGTAAATCCTATGATACGACCCATCTGAACACCACCGAAGAGTGATCCAGATATTATCGCATTTAGCGCGTAGTTGCCAGTATCAATCCAAGAGTCAACTAATGAAAGAGGACTCTTGGATAGAATATTGGCATCTGGATTAACTGAATCTACTGCACCGAGTACATCATCAAATCCATTTTTAGCCATTGCTTACTCCGATCCGAATAGATCAACAACTGGCGAATCAGCGCCTTCTACTCGTCCAGCACCTGCAGGTACAACGATTGGGGATGGATTAAAGATATTGTTGTACTGTTCATACAAACGGAAATCAAAACCACCTTCAAAATCAATTCGAGTTACACTTGCAGTCTTATATGTATACATAACCTCTGCATCTTTATCACCAAGAAACTCTTTAAAAAATACTGGCAATAATTGAAGAGCCATTTGATTTTCTTGTGGTACGATATTTACTACCACAGGGTTTCGTACTTTAAGTATTTCATTATCTTCAAACACTAGTTCACCGATTATTGTTCGTTCTACGTTATCAAGAAACGTAATTAAATTCTTTTGTTCACTCATTATGTTATATTCTCCTTACTGTATATTATATACTAGATGCCGAATAAATCCAGCAAATCACAAGTATGTTCATTTCTCATACTGACCATTCTCCAGTCAATACATTCATAAAACCGTTTAATAGCCGGTTCAACTAATTTTTCAAACATCATCTCATAATCAGGTTCAATAACACCTTCAAACTCGATCGGATATTGATTTGTAAATGCAATGCATTTAATATTGTATTTGTTATTTGTTTTAGTATAGAACCATTTTATCTTCTGTCCAGATGTAACTGGATCATATACTGTATCGATATTAAATTCTTTCAATAGTAAGTTGTAATAGATAGCAGCTTTGGCATGAATCGGAGTATTTTTACCAATAGTAAATCCATCTGCTTTTTTAGCAGATTTATTATAGTCACTAATACTAGTTCTAAATGCTAGAGCATCGATAGGTAGTGTTTTAAATTCATTATAAGCTTCTCTGTATACATCTGTAGTAGCTTTTCTATCTTTCGAGTAAACGATTGATTCAACTACTCGCTTAATCAAATTCTTCACTTCCTCGGACATAGAACTCTTTACAACTTCTACACCAACATATTTGATATAATCACAAGGAACTGGATCACTCTCTCCTTTATCTCTCATATGTAAGATATAATGCTTCTTCGATTGATATATACCTACATCACAGATAGCTTCTCGTTTAAAATAGAATCGAGGGTCAAGTGAATTTAAACTATCTAGTGCCCATTTAGTTATACTGTTATTGATAACATCTTGAAGCTCTTGAGCTTTCTCATACACTATAGGATTGATTTGATTATTTTCATCCAATAGAGTTGTACCTAAAGTATCTAACAATGGCTTCAAGGAAATATGTGTACTATCTGTATCAGAATACACGTAACTATTTTCAGTCGTATTGTACGTTTTCTTGATATAATCTTCTGTAATTCTATTTGCGGCTTTGATTACTGCTTGACCTGTGTTGGTAATAGAAGCAGCGTGATCGATATCATAGAATGGTGAATGAGCATTTCCGAATACACCGTAAATACTATTAAGTAGAATTTTAATAGTATATTGCATGATATCTAGCTGCTCCATCTTAAATTTATTAGTTTTATATTCCTTAGAATTCATCTTCAAGTTTCGATTAGTTTGTTCAAGAATAGACAGCTCTTTCTTTACAGCTACACGCTCGTCATACAAACCATCTACATACTCTGGGATTACTCCTTGTTCTTTTTGGGAGTACATTATCTTTGCTCTAGACACAGCTACTTTATGTTGCTTAATAAAATCATGAAATTTATCAGTTGATAATATATGAGTTTTTCCATTCTCTAATCTAATCTCGACTTCTTTAGCTTCTTTATCGATATTGAGAATTTTACCGAGTTTTGTTTCTAATGACAGATTTAAACTGATTAGAGTATTTGGATACAGACTATTAGCATCGAAAGTTACAATACCTTCTCTAAGACCAGAATCAACTTCTTTTACAAATCCACCACCGTAACTACCTTGCTTCTCTTTTACAAAAGTTGGGAATATCTTATCGTGGGTTCTTGCTTGTTGCGCAATTGCTCCAGTAACTACAGCAATCTTACCCATTGATTGTTCAAGAGAACAGAATCCTTTATATGCGATCATTCTCATAATTTGTAAAAATAATAGCTTTACTTCTAATTCAACAAGAAGTGTTACATCTTGAATATTATAATCTACAAATGTTGTCCAATCTTGCTGAGATAGTTTTGCTAGATTTGTAGCATTAAATGCTGTTTTTCCTTTACCTAACTCTACACCTGCAATGTAATCTAGTTTGTAAGATTCTCTAGGTGCTCGTGAAAATGTTTTATATGCTTCCATATAATCTACACAACTAATACCACGAATATGCCATCGACCTTGAGACTTACCGAACTGCTGTCTTACATCTTCTCTGTAGTATAGTTTACCTACAGGAGATAAACGATTAACAGCTTCTTCACCTAGAACGTTTCGAATTCTATTAATAATATATGGAATGTCAAATCCTTCACTATTCCATCCAGATACTACATCAGGGTAATCATCTTCCCAATATTTTAAAAATGTATTGAGCATTTCTGCTTCTGATTTACATTTATAATAAGTTACGTTTTTTAGCTTTGGTGTATAATCATTCTTTAACCCAAATGTATGATATTGTTCTTTGATTGAGTCGTATATTGTTATGAGATTGATTGTGTGTGCAGCTTTAATAGCAATAGGAAATTCGTTAGGTGAATATGTTTCAATATCTAAAAAGAATATCTTCAATGGATATTTTGAGAAGTCTGATTGATTCTGTAAACCACCAAACCTATCGATTAAAAATTGTTGCTCAGGACGTAGATTATAAAATACTCGTTGTAACCCACTCTCTTTTATATACCGTCTCCGATCAAAATCGTTTTTGAATGTCATCTGTCTTAGTGGGGTATTATACAATGATACTGCATCATTGTAATTATTACTCTCTATGTAGATGTATGGTGAAAATTGCTCTCGAATTTCGGTACGGTGTCCGAATTCATTCCAAGTCCATAAATGAATATTCCCGGTTCGGGAATCGTAAAATGTGTTTCTATACATAATTCTCCTTTTGGTAAGTTTTCATCCTTAACGGATCTTTACCTTTCAATATTATATAATGAATACCTACATTTTCAATACAGAGAAAAAAATAACGCTTAGATAATGTATCTACCTAAGCGTTATTAGCTCTATTTCAATAATGAATTATTATATGTTGTAGGAGAAGCTTGATCAGGATTTAATCTAAGCAAAGCTTTGCGTTCTGGTGTTCTAGGCTCTGTAAAATATAATTCTACAAATTCATCCAGATGATCATCTAACCACATCGTATCTGCATATGCTCTCGATGCTTGACTATATTTTGCATATGTTTGTTCGTCTTTTAACAATACATCGAGTTGATCAATTAAATCTTCACCTGTTCTAAAGCGAAGAGGTGCATCTTGATATGTACACATATCTTGGAATACTCCAGGAACTCCGCAACAAGCTGACTCTAGATACTTGATATTACTTTTAGCTCTATTAAAAATACAATCGACTAATGGAGCGTATACAGCTTGACAATTAATCGATGTGTATGCCAAAGCCAGATCTTTTAATGGAAACCATGGAACGAATTCCATTTCCCCACGATCAATAAACGGCTTGCATGGTAGTGGATAACATCCTACGAATACCCATTTGAACTTATGTCGTGTTTTGATGATACTCTGAACAACATGATGGAAGTCATCTTTTTGATTTGTTTTATTACCAACGTCAATGTGAGTTCCTGAGCCGATATAAGCTACTCTAGGTCTATTTTTATTTGATTCATACCCTCTATACAGACGATTAGTATTATAATGACCGTCCATCCACATTTTCGAAGGATAATTTGGAAGAACTGTAACGTTCGGATTACCAGTTTTATGCATATAATATTCTTTCATAAACTGACAAGTAACGCTAACTTCATCACAAAGCTGCATCATCTCAATTGAACTCTTAAGAATATTATCATCTTCGAATGCAACTTTACATCTATTAAAATCCGGAATATCATCTTTAAAGATAACATCATCAATTTCATAAATTACTCTAAATCCATGTTCTTTACTACCCGCTTTTAAGAATTTTACAAACTCTAGTTGAACAGGAGTTGCTTGTCGTTGTAAACGAACTGATTGTATTCCAGCATAAAATCTAGGATCTAGTACCATAGTAGTTAAGCCATTGACAATAGATTTTTGTTCTATATTCAAAAGAGTTTCAGGTTGAATCATTCTCCACCAACCACAACCAGCATAATCTGCATAATAGTTTACAGCACGCTTCAAACCATGCCCTGGCATTGCTGGAGGTGGTAGCTCAGATTGTTTACGTTGTTGATGTACCATACTTTGAGTCGGTTTATATACTCCAATAGGTGTACCGATAGGTGATCCTATAGCATTCATAGGTGCTCGTTGCACAGGGGCTTGTCTTGTAGGTTGTTGGTTAGAACTATTAAGTTCTTTAAATTTCAGATCCATAATTAAATCTCCGTGTGATCTCATTCTGCTTCTCGAGATATATAATATCTCCTGTAGCATGTTTAATAGCTTCGCTTTTATGGCTTATAATATAAACTGCTTCTTTATATTGAACTATTCTATCTTTTAAAATTTCTAAAACACATTCAATACCTTTAGAATCTAAAGATGAATCTAATAGTTCATCGTAGATTGACAGGTTAATTGATATGTTTGATTGTAACTGTCTAATATCTAAAAACGTAAACAACATAGCTAAGTCAATACGTTTACGTTCCCCACCGGAGAAGTTTGCATATGAGCAAAGTCTACCTTTTTCATTGAAGATTGACTCATCGAAATATTCATCGAAAGTGCAAATACAATTTGCGTCTAATTTCTTCAAGTAATAGTTTAGCTTACTATTGAGCATTTTCAACATCTTTTTTACAATAAAGCTTCGAACGCCTTCATCCGAAACTACAAACTTAGATATATCTAGTATATCTAATGTTTTCTGTTGTGTTTCTTGTTTAGTGTTTAAACTGTTTATTCTTTTAACAGTATCGCTTATCATATCAATATATGAATCTTTCTCATTCGCAACACTTTCTATATCTATTTTGATTTGTTTATCAGTATTTACAGATTGTTTAAGTTGAGAAGTTATATTATCAACCTCTTTAGCTTTCAACGCGATTTGGTGTTGTTGTTGAATTAAACTAGCAATTTCACTTTTACATAGAGCTTTTAATTTTTCTATTTGTTTAGTGTCTTTGGTTATTTCTTCAATATGGTCATTCAGGTCATCTATAGAATTTTCGTAAGTTTGTTTCAGATTTGAATGTTGTTGTATATCTGCTTCTTCAAAAGGTCTTTTACACGTTACACATGAGTCAGTTCCGATACTATCTAACTCTTCAAGTTTTTCTTTTAAAGTTAAAATACTGGATTGTGCTGCGGAATTACTCTGAATCAACTCTCGTACTTGCGCTTCATATCTATTCTCTTTGTCGTTTAACACTTGGATTTTATCAGCTAATCCTTCATCAGAATTCGAGACAGCATTATCCATTTTACCTTTTAGTTGCTTTAATCTAGTTAAATTTTCTTTACGTCTTCTCTCTAGTTCGGTTATTCTATCGGAACGTCGTGTAGTTTGCTCAATTTGTTGTTGTTTATAAAAAGCTAAATTCTTCTGAATCTCTGTTAATTTAGTTTTCTCTAATTGATATAGACGTTTTGTTTCAGCTAAATCATGCCGTATAATGCTAAGCATCTCGCTGAATATATCTAGTTTGAATATACCTTCAATAAACTTTCTTTTAACAACGGGACGCTTCTGTAGAAAAGGTTCCGTTTGATTTATACTCATACTTACACTCTGCTCAAACATTGCAGGTGTTGTACCTAAAATCTTCTTAAGTTTTGAATTTGTCTTACTAATAGTTCGAGATATATTTTCATCATTCTCAATTAAAGAAACTCGTGATGGATTTAGAGATCGTTCAACTTTATAATTATTTTCAATATAATCATCTATGACAGTGAACTCGATAGATACTTCACAAGGCTGATTAGTCTTCCAGTTTGGTATATTATCTACTTTAATATCTCGTAGAGGTGTACCGAACAAGGAAAAGAATAAAGCATCTGAAATACTACTCTTACCCACACCATTTTTACTATCTTCTTTATCTCGATTAATACCAGTGATGATATTTAACCCTTCACTAAAGTCAACCTCGATAACCTCATTACCGATAGATAAAAAGTTTCTTATTTTAAGTTTGTGAAATTTAATTTCTTTCATTTAATAATTCTTTACAACAGATTTTTCCATATACCATTTAACTGTAGTTGCTAAACCTTCTTCAAGTTGGATTTTATTTGACCAACCTAATTCATTTCGAATTTTTGTAGAATCGAGAGAATATCGACGATCATCATTAATTCGATCAACTGTATACTGTATCAGATATTCTGGTTTATTTAAAAGCTTTAGTACAGCTTTCACAATATCAATATTACGCTTCTCTATTCCTGAGCCAATATTATAAACTCCACCGATCTTTCCATTGCGCATGACAGTATCTACAGCTATACAATTATCTAGTACGTGAGTCCATTCTCTCACTGCCTTCCCGTCGTTAAACACTGTAACAGGTTGATCATTAAGAGCTCGATCGATAATCATTGGAACAAGCTTCTCGTGATATTGACGAGGTCCGTAATTATTACTACTTCGAGTGATTACCGCATTAACACCGAACGAGTGTATTGCTGCTTTAACTAACATCTCTGCTCCCGCTTTTGTAGCTGAATACGGATTGTTTGGATGTAATCGATAAGTCTCTTTGAAAGAATCATCGTCTGTACTACCGTATACTTCATCAGTCGAGATCTGAACAAATCTTGGAATATCGTGTCGGATAACTTCATTCAAAACTATCTGTGTACCTACAACATTTGTTAAGGCGAAGTTAGTTGGTACAACTAAACTACGATCAACATGAGTATGAGCAGCAAAATTAACAACACAATCGATATCGGTATGTTTTTCAAACACATCTTTCATTGCATCTGCATCTGTAATGTCAGCTCGATGAAATGTGTATCTACCTGATTTGCGTGTCCATTCTGAAATATTTTCTAAATAACCACCAATATCTAAACTATCCACATTAATAATTTCGCATGGATATTTGT